TTTGGACGCGGCAACCATGAAACGAACATTGAAAAGCGGATGCACACCAGCCCGCTCGACCGCGTGGCATACATCGTAAACAAGAACGGCGGCAATATTCAGGTTGCAGGATATAGCGGTTGGCTGTGGATGCAGATTTATAAAAAAGGCAAGCGCCGCAGCTCGACCTTTGTACATTATCACCACGGAATGGGCTCAAATTCGCCGCGCAGCAAGGGTGTGCTTAGAGTTGACATTGACCAAATGCAATTCAAGGATGCCAGCCTGATCGTGCGCGGTCATACGCATCAAAAGTGGCACGTACCAATTACTTCCGACCGCATCAGCCGATTTGGTAAGCTGTATCAGGACAGCGTGCACCATTTGCAGCTCGGCAGTTACAAGATGCTCGGCGACCGATTTGCGGGCTGGGCTACTGAAAAAGGATTCAATACGCCACGGCTTGGCGGCTGGTGGGTCACCTTGCACAACTCTCATCACGACTTACCATATTGGAAAATAGAAGAAGCACAATGAAGCCACGGTATGGCATACGGATCAGCAGCCGCATCGTTTTTCTTACACCGACCCGCGTTTATAAATTACCCGTCAATCGTCGGGGCTGGTTGCAAGGCATCAACGAGCGAGCTGCGTGGGACGAATACAAAGACAGCGGATATTTGGCGCCGCTGCTTTGGTCGCTTGGCGGCTTGGTATGTATGCAGCGCGTGCGCACGGTTCAATACGTGGCGCCTTACATGGTCATGAACGTAAAGCTTAAGATAAGAGCTTTGAACATTGCCAATTGCGATTTGTGGAATGTGGCTAACTGGGGCGAATATGAAAACCGCACCGTTTTGCTGGACTACGGAATAAGCAAACGAGTGGCAGCAATGTATTGAGTACCTTGCACAAAACTTTGAAGCATGAAAGATTTATTTTTCACTTACTGGGCTGAAATCGTTTTAGCCATCTTGACAGCAGCGGGAACAATCACGGCGCTCACAGAAACCGAGAAGGACGACAAGGTTGTAGATGTATTAAAGCGAATTGTTAACGCTGTAGTTTTAGGCCGCACAAAGCGCCGCAATAAAGAATAATGCATATATTTGCTTATCTCCATTCGGCGACATTTTTGATTTAGGGTTTTTGTTTTTCATCGGAAAGGCGGTACTGTGCAGGCGGTACCGCTTTTTTGTTGCGCGAAAAAAAAGTTTCGAAAAAGTTTGCGTAACGAAAAAACCTTCGTAGATTGCACGCAGAACGAAACACGAAACAAATGAAGCTTACACAGAAAAACGACCGATTGACACAAGTTAAGGAAGGGCGCAAGGTAATTTTTGAAATTCTGCAAACACGAAACGGCTTGTTTACAGGTTTTGAGTACCGAGGCTTAGCGTTAGCGTCAGATTGCAAAACGATTGAGCAATGCGTAAACCAATGCGTTGGGAAAAAGCAATATCTGATTGAACAATTTAAAAACCGCTTAGCATGAACTGGCGCGAAGGCTACGACTACCCCAGCGACGACGAAGAAGAAGAAGACGACTTCATGGAGCGCGCCGATCACGATTACGAACAACAGAACGATAAATAATGAAAAAGCCCATTTGTGTACAATCCAGCGTACACGTTAAACAAACCACCGATTTCAACCACTGGCAGCAGGAGCTGAGAGAAGAGCGCGAATTTCTGCGACTCATTGACAATTTTCGCGCCCAACTTGTAGCAGCACGAACGAAATAATACGAGATGAAAAAAGCAAGAACCTTAAACGATATAAAAGACGACCCGCGCGTACAATCTATATCAGTTGAGTATGATAGCGTGTACGAGCCTACTGGTAAGCTTTATATCGTTTTCTTAAAAGATGGCTGGACAAATGAACATTTGGAATGCAGCCGAATACAAGAAACGACAGTAAGCGATTTATTGTGGCAACTAAACAGCACCGTTATACCAACTAAATGACTCAAATCGACGAACTCAAAGCATTGTCGGAGCGATACGAGATGCGCGCCGATCACTTCCACAAAGACCCGCGCGGCTTTGTCATCATGACGCGTCGAGGCGTGGAACACGTACAAGCCAAAATAAAGGCCGTGGTTACGTTTTCGACCGTGCCTGAATGGTCTGACCCCAGCGACGGGAGATATTGCGTTAAAGCCTACGCAAAATGCGAAATAGGGCAGGTAGAAACATTCGGCGAGGTGAGCAAATCAAACAACCGTAATGCGTACCCAATCGCGATGGCTGAAAAACGCGCTTTATCGCGTGCCATTTTAAAGCTCGCAGGTTTTTACCAGCTGGAAGTTTACGGCGAGGACGAAGTAGAATGAACCTTGACGAATTTTTCGAGGAATTAGAAGCCGACCAGCACGCACGGCAAGAGCAGTTAAAAGATTACGCGTTTCGTTTGCTGGAAACGTCCACCATGCGCGACGACGATGACGGGCTGGAGGACGAGATAATACAAACCCAACCGACGCCAGAGCGATGGCGTGAAATATTTGAACGGTTGCAGCTAAACCAATTGCGCTGCATCGACTTAACAGGCTGGGGCAAAACAGAGTTTAACCAATCATACAAAAAACATGGAATTGATAATTGAAGGCGTGATAGCACGCATCTGCAAACCTCAAGAATTTGCAAGCGGATTTAGAAAGTGCGAAGTACACGTAACGGTTGAAGACGGACAATATCCGCAAACCTTGGCGCTGGAGTTTCTGAAGGACGACGTGGACGAAGCGTTGGGCTTAACCGTGGGCGCGCAAATCAAAGCGCGTTGCAACGTCCGAGGCCGCGAGTGGAAGAACGAAGAGACAGGCGAATACCGCGCATTTATGTCGCTGGTGCCTTGGAAGTACGAGCTGCCCGATCCGAAGAGCATCAAAGAGCAAGTAATGGAACAAGCAAATGAAAACCCAGCAGAAGCCAAGGACTTCCCGTTCTAACGTGATGTTTGTTGTCAAGCTTCCACAGCAAAAGACGCGCGTGCAGTTTGAAAATTTCAGAAGCTGCCGACGTTATTGCAAGGACTTAAGAGCAAAACAAATTCCATATGAGTGCAGATTTTACTACAATGAAGAACCTGAAACAATTTATTAAAGACAATTTTGACAGCATCGACCACTGTGCCGAGGTGCTGGACGTGTCAAGGCGTACCGTGGAAAATTACATTTATGTAAATCCGCAAGGCATACTAAAACACAGCGCCAAAATTGTGCAGGTAAAAGAAATCAACCCGCTAGACTTGTTTGATGCGGTTGGTGAAACGATGGAGGAACTAAATGAAAACCGATCGCGCTAATTGTCAAACGCGAATGAACTACCTACAAATACCGCATCACGTATTTGGCGTAAAACTAAGTAGCCTAGAGCTTCTAATTTATTGCGACGTATACACGATGAACCAGCAGAATCGAGAGTATTGGAAAAGCAACGCCGTCATAGGTGAGCAATTCAATGCGCACCGCAGCACCGTGATTCGAGCCATTCAGCGGCTTGAATCGCGAGGCTTGCTGGAACGTAACGGACCCTCAGAAAGCGAACGGTATTTAAAGGCGTTAACAATTGACGCAGGGGGTAGCGTGGACGCTACGGGTAGCGTGCGCGCAACAACTAGTAGCGTAGACGCGACGGGGGGGGTAGCGTGGACGCAACAAGGGGGTAGCGTGGACGCGACCCAAATAGAAAAAGAATATATCAAGAAGAAATCAATTAAGAAAGAAAAGGTGGTTTTGCCGTTTCAAACCACAGAATTTGAAAACGCATGGAATGAATGGAAAGAGTACAAACGAACTGATCACCGATTCAAATACAAAACCGCCCAAAGCGAACAGCGGGCATTAATCAAACTGACGAATGAATACACCACAGAAACAGAATGCATCGACGCTATCCACCGAGCTATTGCAAACGGTTGGAAAGGACTGGTATTTAAGCAGTCCAAAAACGGCAGAGCTAACCGCGCAGGAGCGCGAGACCTTGAAAATAGCCTCAACCAACAGAAGCTTGCGGAGTTTGCAAGAACTGGACGCATCACAACTGACCGTAGAAACGTGCTTTAAATGCACGAACGTAAAGACCGCGCTGAAGTACAACGAACAGCCAACACGCGCCGCGCTGATCGCTATGATCACGCGAACCGTCAAGTTTATAGACGCAAACAAGACGCTTTCGACGCCTGAAGAAATCGAAATGACCGTCAATGAACTCCTGCACACGTACCCTTGTTTCACTTTGTCGGATTGGCGGCTCGCTTGCTATATGATGGCAAAAGAGGCGTTTGGACCGTATTACGAGCGTCTGAAGCTTGCACAGTTCGTCGAGTGCTTTGCCAAATACGAGCAACTAAAAGCGCCAGTAGTAAACACGATCCGCGAAAACGAGCGCCAGCAGTACGAACGCGAAACCGCCGAAGCCTTGCGATACATTACGCCTGAATTTGGCACCGAGTTCAACCCAATCGCCGCACGCGTCAACCGACCCGAATGGCTCAAAGGCGAAGACCGATTGACATACACCGAACGCGAGGAAATGGAGAAACGAGCAAAAACTAAACAACAATAATCATGAACGTAGACAACGAAATTTTGAGCATCAACGATTTAGCAAGTGATGCTAACAACGCATTTGACAAATTTCAGCAGCTTACTAACATAGCGCACAAGCTTATGGAAGAGACGCTTGCTGACATTGACAACATTCCAACAACAAAAGTTCAGAGAGAGATTTTGCATTTGCAGGCTAATAAATTGAGAAATTACAGGGTCATTTGTGAAATCATTGCACGAGTTAACAAAAATCAAATTGCATTGCGCCGCAATTGTCTCAAAGGCGACTGGACTACATACACTACTTCAGTTTTAGAGCAAAAAAAAGGTGTGGTTCATTGTAATGACATCGAAGATGATGAAATCATAATTTACGCTGTCAATGACTAACCTTGAACGCTTTTGGCTCGACCTGATGCAAGGACGACGCCACATCATTAACGAAGTGTATGGAAACGAAGCTATGATGCGATACAAACCGCATCCGCGTGAAAAACAGTTGTTTTTAGAGAATAACGGCCGCGTGCCGCATCACACCGACATAGCAGAATACAATCACCGATTTTGGAAGTTTTGCGAGGAACGATACAGCACGCAAAAAGCGGCATATCAGAAACGGATCGCAGACAACGCACGCAAATCCAAAAGCTGGCCACTGTACAAAGAAGGCAGCAAAGAGCGTGAGATACTCAAGCAAAAAGTGCGCGATGTAATTTTAGGCCATGCCAAAGGAACCAACGAAGAAAACCCTGAAGAGACAAACAGATGAGGTATTTAGCAAATACATCCTTCATTCACGCGCAGACAGTCACGGACAACTCACCTGCATTACGTGTGAGAGATCTTTCCCGATTGCAAAGTGCGATTGCGGGCACTTTATCGGCAGACGAATTGAAAGTTTACGCTATGATGAGCGCAATGTCGCTCCGCAATGCCGATATTGCAACCGCTTCGGAAAGTTCGGCAGAGGCGAACAATATCTATTTGGGAGAGCGTTGGAAAGAGTGGAACGAGGACGAAGTGAGCAGCTTATGCGAGAAGCTCGAAAAGGCGGCCAACTTAGCAGAACTGACCTTAGAAAACTCAGAGATAAATATCGGCGCTTATATCAAGAATACAGAAACCGAAATGATATGGCTGACAGAGGAACGCGTGATTAACTTACTGCGTACCGCACGGCGTGCAATCATACGCTGCAATGCAGACAGCAATAAGAAAACAATTCACGAACACCAATTAAAACGATTGAATGCTGTGCTCCATGAACTGACGAAGCGAGAAGCTTATTTAATTTAGTGATGCCAACGATACCGAGACGGCAGACGCCTGACCCACGGCGCAAAGGACGCAAGCGAGAACGGCCACAAGACACGCGATATTGGTCCAATGCTTGGCGTAAAGCACGCACCGCATATATCCGCAACCATCCTGAATGCGTGGACTGCGGGCGGCCTGCATCAGTCGTGGACCACATCCAGCCCGTGCGTTTGGGCGGTGAGTTCTGGGACTCAGCTAATTGGCAGTCCATGTGCACACGATGCCACAACGCTAAGAGCGGACGCGAAGCGCATGAGGGGTAGCCCTATTGGAAAATCAGAGACAAAATCTGTAGCATCGCCGTAGTAACCGAGGCCGTTTTTTTGTGACCTTTCTTCCCGATTTGGTTTTACCTTTATCGCATGGACGAATTAACAGACAAGCAAAAGATTGCGTACGCGCGGATCAAGCAGAGTTTGCGCAGCGCGCGACATATCGGCGAACTTGATGAAGACCTGTTAAAAATGGCGGCCTGCCTTACAGTTGAAGTTCGCGAGCTGCAAGCCATCATTGACGAAAAAGGCTACACGTACGAATTTACCAACCGCGACGGTGGTACGATGACAAAGCACCGCCCTGAGCATCAAATGCTAGTGGAATCGCGGAGCAAATATCTTGTAGTTTTGAAGGAATTAGGCATGACGCCAGCGGCACGCAAGCGCATCGAAGTTGACGTTGAGCTGGATGACGAACTCGAGGAATTGTTGACGTTCAAAGATGCATCAATCTGAAGCGCACCAGTACGCGCTTGACGTAGTCCACGGAAAGCAGGCGGCGAGTAAGTACACGCGCAAAGCGTGCGAACGCTATCTCACCGACCTCGATACTGCCGAGGAACGCGGCCTCGAATTCCGCGCGCATACCGCGCAGGCTTACATCACCTTTTTTCAACGCGCCATTCGGCATACCGTTGGAGAATGGGACGGCCAGCCATTTGACCCGCTTCCGTGGCAAAAGTTTATATTGTGGAATCTTTACGGCTGGTTTCGTGAAGACGGAACACGAAGATTCAACTATGCGTATATTACTGTTGCTCGCAAGAATGGCAAAACGACTCTTATGGCGGGCGCTGCGCTCGCTGCTTTATTCTTTGATCAAGAAAAAGCTGCTGAGGTTTATTTTGCAGCGACTAAGAAAGACCAAGCAAAAATCGGATTCGACGAAGCGCAGCGGATGGTTTCCATTTCGCCGCCGCTCAGAAAGCACCTCAAAGCAGGAAAACACGACATCAAAGCGCCGACGCTTTCGGCGCGGTGCACGTACCTAAGTGCGGAGCGCGATACGCTTGATGGCCTCAATATCCACTTTGCAGGCATCGACGAATATCACGCACATCCAACCGACGGCGTGGCCAACGTACTGCGGTCAGGTATGCAGGCGCGCCGCAATCCGTTGCATCTTACAATCACCACGGCAGGCTTTAACCGCGAATCGCCGTGCTACGAATTGCAAAAGACGTGCAAAGAAATTTTAGACGGCATAAAACACGATGACGCGCAGTTCGCTATTATTTACGAACTCGATGAAGATGATGACTGGACCGACAGCAGCGTATGGATAAAAGCCAATCCGTCACTTGGCACGGCGTTACGTCCGCAGCTTTTGGAATCGCAATTACAGCAAGCCATCAACCTCGGCGGATCGCGCGAAGTGGAATTTAAAACCAAGCACCTAAACCAATGGGTGACGGCTTCAAAGACTTGGATACAGGATGAAATTTGGATGCGCAACAAACGCGAGGCAAACCTCGACGGCCTGCCGTGCTTTGGCGGCCTCGACCTTGCAAGCGTGAGCGACATGACGGCGCTTGTTATGGTTTATCCCGATGACGGCGGTTACCATGTTCGCGGCCATTACTTTCTACCAAGCGATACCGTTGACCAAGTGTTGGAACGTGACCCCGCGCACATTTACCGCACCTTTCGAGAGCTGCCAAACGTGCATCTGACGG